CCAATAATCAACCGCATGCACGATATCGACCGCGCACCCAAACTGGTGCGGGCTCGAGTAGCCTCGTGCTTTGCTTCTGCCTTCTTTATAAAGCTGATCTTGTCTTTGCGGTGTCCGCAGCATTTCAAAGGCGAGAACAGGTATGTTCCGCCCCGCACATGCCTTTTGCATGGCGCGCCAAAACTCGACTATCTCGGGGTGAACCCCGCGATACTCTACTTCGTCTTGCCGTCTTTTAATGTCTGCTCTTTTAACCGCTTTTGGATCAGCTAGATCGTATGCCGCCTTTACATAATCCTTATGAACAGGCTCGTCCTTGAGCCACGCTTTAACGCGGTCCAAGAACGAAACCCATCTCAGGTATTTGTTAGGAGGCCGCTTCTCCTGTTGCATTCGTCGGCTCTCCTGCCTGAGTTCGTGCCTCCGGCACTGGTTGTGGCTCTGTTGCTAGCTTTTGCTGAGAAAGCTGCGCTTTAAGCGCTGCCAATTCCTTGCGCTCTTGTGCCATCTGCGCATCGCGACGTTGCTCATTCAGCTTTACCCAATGCATCATGCGTGCGAACTCGTCGTTATTGCGCACGCGAGGCTCAATCGTCGTAAACGATTCTGATGCCGTTGGTTCTATACGCTGATCGAGATCAGGAATATTTACAAACACCGCTGCGCCTTTTTCCGCTCGAATTTGCACGTAGGACGTGCCTACAGCGATGTATTCCACCGCCACCTTATCATCCGCGCTTCCCTGCAACACCGCGTCTTTCATATCTTCGCTAGTCGACGCCCATACTTCGACTTTCGAATTCGCGTTTACTTGAAACTCTACGCGTTTCGCTTTGCTGGACTCAAATTTAATCACATCGCCAGCGTTTACTTTTTGCCACTGTCCAATATGGCCATTCTTGAAGTGCTTCATCCTTCAGCATCCTTTTAGGGTTAACGGGGGGAGGGGAGGACTCCCCCCGTATCACGTACTTATCAATACGTGCCGTATCGACCAAGTTTGTGATGGCTTCATAATCCGAGGTAGTATCGGCTTCGATGAGACGTTCGCCAAACACCGTGTTGCCCGAAATTTCCAGATCGGACAGACAGGTGATTTCAAAACTGTCTGCGACCTGGTCAGCAAACACCTTTTTATGCAACGCCGACACCAGATAGAAATCTTCCGACAGCGTTGGATCGGTCGTTTCAACTGTCCAAATCTTTTGACGATCCTCATCAAACGCGTCGTTTGCCGGACGATAATATTTACCGCCCACGTTCACCATGTCGCGCTGCCATTGATGATTCAGCGGCGCATAACCAAAAGTGCCGTCCGGCTGCGAATGATTCACATCAAGATGGTCGTTTTGCACGACATCCACCTTTTCAGGATCGAGATAATCCCGAAGATAGTTCGGCAGGTTGTCCGGGTTCGTTTCGTAAAGGAAGTAATCCTTTTTACGTTCCCACATCTGTTCCGGCACGATTTCGCAAGTGATCAAAATTACGCCACCAGTGTTCATATTACCCGGCGTGCGGATATTTAGATCAACCGTCGCGAACCCGTTGGTAACGCTTTCGTCTAGGTTCGCTGCATCCGTTGCAAAACGCTGACGATACCCAATCATCGTTTGCTGGCGAGCCAACAAAATGGGTTGCTTCATCGCTTCTTCGGGCACCCGAATACCGCTCATAAGCAGGTCAATGATATATTCATCATCAATGCCATCATAGAGCGACCGAAGTTTCGCAAACGCAGCCGTTTTCTTTGCTTGCTCGATGTCTGCAAGCGACATCTTAGCATTTCCTCCCGCCGTAAGTTCGGCATATACATCTTGCCAAACATACTCGGAGCCTTCCCGAACCGCGTTACCTTCCGGAAAAGTTTTATCCGGATAAGCAGTATCAATCGTCGCATCACGACGACCAATGCTTTCGTTATTCTGATACCGAGCATGGATAGGCGCTTGGAACGTCAAACCGCTTAGCGCTACTTCGCCGTCAATGAGCTTTTGGTCAAAATCTGGAACAATATGGTTATTGTCCAGAGACCAAAACGCTTCCGCCAGCGTGTGGTCCCACGCATTCCGAAGCGGCAAAGAGGCCGACCGTGCTTTGCGGCGATGATTTACAATCGCGTTGTAGGCTTCCACTACAGCCGTATTGATTGGGCCTTGGAAATGCATACCCATAGTTTGATAAAACTTTGGGATTCCGCTGGTATAGTATACACCGCTGGTAACTGTATCCCACGTAGGACTTTCGGAATCTGAAACCGTTACAACAACACCTGTCGACGGGTTATAATATTTGTTCTTTTCAAAAAATGGCACAACGCTGCCGCCAATACCCGGCTCGCCTTTGTAAGAACGGTTCAGTTCTTCCATCGAGCCATTAAACCGTTCAAACGCCAGAAAAGGCACATAATGCGCCATAACGTTAACGGTGATGCCGTTCATAAGCAGCTCGGCCGTCTCCATCATCTCCAAATTTACGCGCACGCGCCCGCGGCGCACCGCGTCTTCGCGCAGCATTGGCATATATTTCAGCGGCAGGATTTTCCCTGCATCACCCGAAGTCAACACTCGACCGCGATCGCGGCGAATGGATCGTGCTACCTGAATCGGTGCCGATGGCACCATTTCTGTCAAACGCATCTTATTTGCTCCTTTTGATACGCTTCATCATGGCCTTAAACTTTGACCGGATTTTTTGGCACTTTTTGCACATTAGTTCGGCCAACTAAGCGCTGGCCGCGCCGTCTGCATATTTGCCGAATTGCGGCTAAACACTCCGCGATTAAGCCCGTAGGGATCGTTCGCAAATCCGAATCCTCCAAACGATAACCCTGCGCCTGACATAGCGGCCGCCTGTCCGGCGGCATCCATACCCAATCCCGTTGCCATCTCCGACAATCCGCTTTCGGTCAACTCGGGATTAATGATTGCGTAAACGCCACCCGACGCCTGATCATGGACCAATTTATATTTCGGAATCACTTCCTGATTCTCGGCGGGCATGAATATAATATTGCCGTCTTTATCCATAAGCGGTTTACCATCGCTTTGAATAAGCGGCACGGTTTGTGGCTCCGGCTTTGTGCCAAAAATTCCTTTTTTGCTCATAATGCCTGTATAGCGCAGGTCTGCTTTGCGCTGTTCGATGTCGAGCTTACGCACTTGTGCGTTGTATTCGTCGATGTCTTTGTTAACCCATGCGTCAACACCAGCGGTGACCGCACCGCCCAGCATTTGCCCTGCAAATGACTGTTTCGACATAGCCGGTACAGTATATCCCGACATGCCGCCCGAGCGCATAACCGTCAGCGGATTGAACCCCGCCTTCTGTGCGTCGTTACGCATTCCGACAAAATCAATTTTCGGTGACGTCGTTTTTCGTCCTATGTTCGACGCGATCGCACTAACGGCTCCGCTCACTACCGCCTTGCCGATCGTCGACGCCGCCAACTTTGCGAGTAGGGGGGCGAGAAAAAATGCCATTTTTACACCCACCCCACAATCATCGGACCAAACAGGGCACTAGCTAACACTAGGCCCATCATCGCGCCTTGCAGCGCTTGCATCAGCGTCTTTTTCATTCTGCAGCTTCCTTGCTCTTTCTAAGACGTTGCATAAACCGGTCACCAGCCAATAAGCCAGTTCGAATTCCGGTTTGTTCTTCTCTAATTTTTCTGATGTCATCCGTCAGCCTTTCAAGCTGGCGCGTGAACGGGAAGACTCCCGTTTGTTCGTAAATCGCTAAATGGGCCTCAATAGCCCATTCTGCGAATTTATAATCGGTGTCTGTAGGTTCTTCCTGACCGCGCTTCATTTCTTACGATCCATGTGCGAAAGCACTAAAT